TTCCTGCGGTCGGCTGCGAAGCTTTCGCGAAACTGATTCACGATACGGTATGCAACATCCTCATTATTACCGGCCATGATCGAATTGATTTAGAATCGGTCGAAGTCAAAGAACATGCCGGAAACTCGGCCATCTACTGCGTTTAAGGAATAGCATGCAAAACATCAATAATTTGAACGATGAACAATTGGCCGAACTTTGCGGTGGGGATGAGCCTGCGCGGTATCAAGCTCCAATGAGCACGCGCGAGTTGCAGGAGCAAGTGATGACCAAACTGCTTCACCTGGTCATCGGGGAAGATGCCAGTCGCGGTGGATTACTGGAAACCCCGGCCCGTGCGGTTAAGGCTTGGGAACATTGGACTAAAGGCTATCAAGAAGATCCAGCCGACATCCTGAAGGTATTCGAAGATGGTGCCCAGAATTACGACGACCAGGTTGGTGTTTTCCAGATCCCTTTCTACTCGCACTGTGAGCACCATCTTGCGCCAATCATTGGCCACGCAAGTGTTGCATATGTGCCTGACGGTAAGATCGTCGGACTCTCAAAGCTCAACCGTATCGTTGAATGCTTTGCACGGCGTCTACAGGTTCAAGAACGACTCACCACTGACATCTGTGATGCGTTGCATACTCACCTCAATCCGAAAGGGGTAGCCGTTTTCATCAAGGCGCGCCACCTCTGCATGGAAAGCCGGGGGATCTGCCAGCAAGGGCATTTCACGATCACCCAGCGCTTCCGTGGCTGCTTTGCGACCGATCAATCAGACTGGCGGCGGGAATTCCTCGCTCAATGCCGCTAACGCGATCTGAAGGCCCCTAGCGGGCCTTCTTTGCCTCTGGAGAAAAGCAGTGAAAGTTAAAATAGCGTTTGATCCGGCCAATATCAAACCAGGTGATGAGGCCTATCCGGCCTTCAGCTCAGGGTATCCAGTAGTTTTGCGTATCTGGGCTTTATACAAAAAACACTTTATAACATCCCAGCATTTCCGCGAATGTCTGATAGAATTCAACGATATGATGTTCAAAGCATTAAGCCATGAAAACCCCGACTGCCATATGTACGTAAACATCGATGATTTTATGGCATGGATGCGCATTTGCGGTTTCTACAACTGTCTCGGTAGGCCGGGTTACAATGAATTTCGTGACTGGGCCGTTAAATACTGGGACTATTTCAATCCAAGCATTCAACGCCAAGTCAGTTTGGTTTATGAAGCCACCGAAGTGGTAGAAAAGGAGTATCAACATGGTAACAGTAGTTCGAATCGTAAAGTATGAAGGCACAGAGCAGGCAGTGCGCAAAGCAATTGCCATGTCGCTACCGCTGGGGGTGAAAGTTTGCGGCGGTTATTCAATATCGGTCGGCGAGCACATCAACGAACTGCCACCGCTTCTGCCAGTAACGGATGAGGATGTGGCCAAAGCTCTGGAGGATCTGAAAATTGAAAATGATGACTGAAGAAGCCCTACGGGCGTTGCTTGAAAGGGTATATGGTGAGGGCTTTGACAGCGGGGTTGATGCTGTCAGCATGGATGGCTTTGAAAGCGGCCTGAAGGTTGATGGCATGGATGTCGAAGCCCGTGACGATCTTATTGAACATGTCATGAGTGATATCTAATGCGAGTGTTTATCGCCGGGCTTTATACGGCAAACTTTGCCAAGGGCGGCAAGCAGTATGAAGCCCTGACTGATCAGGAGAAAGCAGGTCATGATTTATGCACCAACCGGCTTGAGTCGTACCACTATATCAATAAACAAAGCTATGTGGACAAGATTCGCGAGCAGGGCGATAAAGTTTTCCTTGACTCCGGCGCCTTTTCCGCCTTCACCCTTGGCAAAGTCATTGATCTACCGGCATACGTCGACTATTGCAAACGCAATGCAGACATTATCGACTTTGCTTCTGTACTTGACGGCATCGGCGACCCCTTGCAAACCTATAAGAACCAACTTGCCATGGAAAGGTTGGGAGTCCGCCCCCTGCCATGCTTCCACTATGGCGAAGATGAACGCTATCTTGAGCATTACATCAAGAATTACGAGTATATTACCATCGGGGGCATGGTACCTATCTCCACTCCGCAGCTTTTTCATTGGCTCGACCGTATATGGGGTCAGTATCTCGTGGATGGTGCTGGACGACCTAAAATCAAAGTCCATGGCTTTGGGCTTACAAGTTACCCACTCATGGTGCGATACCCCTGGTACTCTGTGGACTCGTCGTCTTGGGTACAAATCGGCGCGCACGGAAATATTTTCATGCCCGGACTCGGAACAATTGCCGTCAGTTCCAAATCCCCTAATACCAAGGTGGAGAACCAGCATATTGACACGCTAGCGCCAGAGCTGCGCGCAGCGGTGGAACAAAGGCTGATCGCCGAAGGCTACGACCCTGAGAGAATGCGAGAGGTGACCTACGCCCGTTGGGCCTATAATGCATGGGCTTATGACAAGCTTGGGCGCGATCTTGCCAGCCGGGACGCAAAATTCGAAAACATGCAGGAAAACTTGTTCGATGGGTTCTAAATACAAAGCACCTCGTTATAAAATGACCAGCGGCCATGGGGATTTGCCAAAAGGCAAGCTGGTCTATCTTTCGCTCTACCACCGCCCTACCCTTGATGGCCACAGGATGGTAACCGTAAACCATTGCGGGCAAGGCGCGGCCTACTCAGTTCCTGATGGGTTGCTGAGCGAATCACCATACACTGAAATGGATGAGGATTAATCATGTTTGCGAGCATCATGGGCGGGATGGTAACACTTTTGTTGGTGGGGTTCTTTTTGCTTGGCGGACCTTGGGGAATTGTTGCCAAAATTGTCAGCCTTCCAAGGGTGGCAAACTGGCTGATCACCCGGGCGATGAAAACCCCGTACTACCATATAAAGAAGGATGATGGTAAAGGAAATGTCTCAGTTTATATGGAGCGCTATTGGTTGTTCAATCCATACAATCGTGGGGCAGATGGGCAAGAGGCTTCTAAGTACCCATGGTTCCCTTGGAACATTCGTCTGCATTGGATTCGGCGTCATGATCACGAGGAACACATGCACGATCATCCGTGGAATGCCCGCACGTTCATTCTGCGGGGTGGATATACCGAAGAGCGGCCACATTTTGTGATTCGCAATGCTGAAGGCAAAACTGTATGCGAGCATCCTAGCGTATTTATCAGGGCTCCCGGCGATACCGCTAAGCTGGGCTACGGCGTCTATCATCGAATCACCTATGTACCGCCGGGCGGGGCGTGGACGTTGTTTATCAGCGGTCGCTACAAGGGTACCTGGGGCTTTCTGGTCGATGGGGTGAAGATCAAATGGAAAACCTACTTGGGTCTGAAATGATGTTCAGAAAGAATCACTACTCCATGCACGAAGTAATTCAGTATGAGATGGTGCAAGGGCCTGACGGGGTTTGGTATGCTAAGGCCTACGCTGTAATCGGCATGCGAAAATGTATAAACGGAAACGAGGTCAAAGATGACGGAACGCCTAAACCAAAAAGCTAAGGTAGCTTTGGCCTATAAGCAGGGTCGCATGGCCCACAAGAAAGGGCTGGACAAGAAAGCCAACCCTTTCGCAAAAACCGACCCTTGTTTCGGTGCGTGGGCGCATGGCTATAAAGACCATACCCGCGCTCAAGCAAAAGCGCAAGAGGTGTAACATGAGCAGTGATACCATCATTATTGACGTAAAAGAACTGGTTGCCGCTGAAGAAAAAGCGGCACGCCATCTGTTCGTTGTATGTGGCCAACCTTCGACCGATGAAGGTTTTCATCAGGCATGGTTTAAAGAAGACCCGGTCTGGTTTGCTAAATGGATGGTATTAAAAGCAACTGCCGATGCTTTGAAAAGAGTAGAGGTCACTTTCGGATGAGCAAGGATTTAGTAGATACTTTGAACTTCATCAAGGGTGCGGTTGCAAAGAAAGACTTTGTGCCCGTCCTGACTCATGTTCATATCAAAGAAGGCTATATCCAGTCGTATAATGGCATGGTGACCTTGTGCAGCCCAATTGAGCTGGCGCTTGATTGCACCCCAAGGGCTGATAAGTTCATCAAGGCTATCCAGACCTGCAAAGATACCATTCAGATGAGTATCACCCCGACCGGACGCCTTTCAGTCAAGTCGAAGGGTTTTAAGACGCTCATCGAATGCAGCCAAGAGCCTTTCCCTAACATCGAGCTTGAAGGCGAGCGCCTGCCCTTACCCGGCGAAGGCTTCATTGCAGCACTAAAGGCTCTGGAGCCTCTGATAGCCGAAGATGCTAGCCGTCCATGGGCGCGGGGCATTCTCTTCGATGGCAAGACCGCCAGCGCTACGAATAACATTATCGTTGCGCAGCTTTGGCTTGACTTCAAATTTCCGACCCGCATTAACTTACCGCATGCCGCGGTCAACGAGTTGATCCGCCTCAAGCAAGAACCAATCGAAATGATTGTGACCGAGAATCACGTCACTTTTATCTACGAGAATGAGCGCTGGCTCCGTAGCCAGCTATATAGTACCAAATGGCCTGATCTTGACGGATTCTTTAAGAACCGCGTAGAGAGCAAGGCCCAGCCGGTACCTGAAGGTTTCTACGATTCTCTGCGTGAAATTGCGCCATTCGTTGATGCTCTTTACCGAGTGCATATTTCTGACGGCAAGGTTGCATCCTCGTCTGATATCGATTTGGCCACAACCTCTGAGGTGCCTGATCTACGCGGCGAAGGGATCTACAACGTCACCCAGCTTTTGTTGCTGGAAGGCATCGCGACCAAACTTAACTTTGACGCTTGGCCAGCCCCTGCCGCCTTCTTTGGCGACCGGCTACGCGGCTCCGTTGTGGGGATGAAAATGTGAACCTAGAAGACTTAGAAAAAGGTTCCCGCATAAACGTTTTTGGACTTCTCTACATAGTGGAGTGGTCTGAAAATGACGAAATTCGGGCCTATACGCATGCAGGGAATACCATTCAACTTTCTTTTGAAACAGCAAGAGGCCTAATCACATTAGGTGAACTTGATTGGTGGAACGATGAGGTTTGACAGCGTAGGGCTTTGGTGGGAAGACGCAGCGGCCATCAAGATACCCAAAGCCCCGAAGCCCAAGCGGCTACCGCCTGAGCCGGTCTGGCTTAAGCCTGACTATCTGCCCAATCTAGAAGCGGCGAACAATTGCCGCTTTGATCTACTGAGCAACCGAGAGCTTAAAGAGTCGGCCTTGAGGCGCGACATGTTCTCAATGGACATCGAAAGCTATGCCAACTACATGCTAGTTGGCTTTCGGCGTTTGAGCGACAAGAAGATTGTTTACTTTGAACAGATTGAGTTAGAGGGCAAGATTGTTTGCCAACTCGATCTGGCGAAGATGAAATGGTGCCTTGAGCACTTGCAGTTTGTGACCTTCAATGGCAATAAATTCGACGTGCCTTGGTGCCAGATTGCATTGCTTGGTCATGATTCTGAGGCGATGCACTCGGTCACTCAAAAGCTGATCAAGAACCGCGACGATCCTGATTACATTCCGCACTATAAAATCGTCAAGGCAATGAAGGGCGTCAAGCTCAAGTGCGATCATATCGACCTGATTGAAGTCGCGCCTGGTACCATCACCTCTCTGAAAACGTATGGCGGGCGCTTCCATGCTAAGCGCTTGCAGGATCTGCCGTTTCACCCACAAAGCCTGCTATCACTCAATCAAATGTCGATTCTGCGATGGTATTGGAATAACGACTTAGATACGACCGAGGGGCTTTTTGCAGAGCTGAAGTCTGAAATCAGCGAACGTATCGAACTGGGCAAAAACTTCGACCTTGACTTGCGTTCCAAATCTGACGCCCAGATTGCAGAAGCGATTCTAGGCAAGCTTTGTGCGAGTGACCGCGGCCTTGACTATCTGCCAAAAGCTACTGTCCGCCCCGGCATGACCTTCAAGTATAAACCGCCGTCATTTATCAAGTTCAGAAGCAAGGAGTTGAAGCAGGTACTAACGGATCTGGCCACAGCCAACTTTGAGATTGACCAGATGGGGTATGTAATCGCCCCGGAAGCGCTTGAAGGCCCACCAAAGGTTAAGAAGTCTGACAAGCGCGGGCGGTTGGTCACGATCAATAAAACGAACTATCGGATGGGCATCGGCGGGTTGCACTCCGAAGATGAACATATGAAGTTCGTTAGCGGGCATGGTTACCAGTTGCACGACTGGGACGTGACCGGCTATTACCCTAACCTGATGATCAACGCCGGGCTTTATCCTGAGTCTTGCGGCCCGTCGTTCGTTATTCACTTCAACCATATCAAGGTTGAGCGGGAAGTCGCCAAGGCGGCAGGCAACAAGAAAAAGGCACAGACCTATAAGATTATTACAAACGGAACCTTCGGTAAGACAGGCTCGCCGTTCTCAATCTTCTATGCACCTGAGTTGATGATTCAGACGACGGTGACCGGCCAGCTTATGCTACTGATGCTGGTAGAGCGCATGGAATGGGCAGGCATCCCGGTTGTATCAGGCAATACTGATGGCGTCGTCATTAAATGCCCTGATGGCCGTGATGCAGAGATGCGGGCCATCATTGCCGAGTGGGAGAAAGATACAAGCTTCCAGATGGAAGAGACTAAGTATAAGGCGATATATTCCAGCGACGTCAATACCTATATCGCCATCTACGAAAAAGAAAAAGACGGCGAGTGGGCTAAGACGAAAGGGCGATTGGGCAAAACGGGATTGATGAAGAACCCGACCGCCCAGATCATTGCCGATGCCGCTGTGGCCAAGTTGGTACATAACATCCCAATCGAAAAGACAATACGAGAATGCAAAGATATTCGCAAGTTCATTCATCTGCGCGCCGTGAAGGGTGGTGGGGTGAAGGATGGCGAGTATCTGGGCAAAGTGGTACGCTGGTATGTTTCAAGCAACGATACCGGCGAGATTGTATATGCAAAGACTGGCAACAAAGTTGCAAAAAGTGACATGGCAAAACCGATTATGCTTTTGCCGGATGAATTGCCAGACGACATAAATTATGACTGGCACATCAAAGAATGTGAAGACGTTCTGAAAGCAGTCGGGTATAATTGACTCTCAACCAATGCAATTGGAGATACTCAAAATGGGCAAAGCACCTTTGGACTATATCAATGCAGCAAGCCAAACCAAATCCGATCAATTCCACGGTGAACTGTTATCGGCCAGTCATGTGCAAGCGGTGGTTGTCGGCTGCATCGCCTACCTGCAAGAACTCGACAAAGTCAAAAAAGCTTTGTTCTACGGTCGCGAATTCGAACATCCAAGAGCAAACGGCGAAGAGACCGTAGAGCAGGTACAGCTGTTCGCAGCGCTCGGTGGCAATCGTGATCAGGATATCGACGTGGTCCATGCCATTCTGGGCAAGGCTACCGAGGCAGGCGAACTGCTGGAAGCGCTGAAGCTCGGCATGGATGGTCAGGCACTGGATCGGACCAACCTGATGGAAGAACTGGGCGATGGCCAATGGTATGACGCCATTCTGGCGAAAGCGCTGGGCTTTACCTTCGAAGAAGTTCAACAAATCAACATCGACAAACTGCGCGCTCGCTTCCCGGACAAGTTCACCGAGTTCGATGCCCAGAATCGCGACCTGGTCAAAGAGCGCGAAGCACTGGAGCAGAAGACCGCCGACGCCGCCAAAGTGGCAGCGGCTACCGCGCAGGCTGAAAAGCCAGCCGAGGCCCCGGCCACCCCGCCTAAAGCGCCGAAGGCCGCTAAGTAATGAAGTTCGACAAATTCGGTAGCATTTTCGAGTTTGTCGATCTGGGTCAGGTCGTCGCTATCAAAGATGTCGATACCGACGGCCAGCCCATTATTCAATTCAAGTTCAAAGTGCCGGGATCTGGCGTTTGTACTTTGAATATGGGCGTAGCCGACCCGTCGAAGATTGACGAAAACTTTAAGCAATTGACATCTGATGCCGTGCATAACATCATCAAAACCGCGGCAGATGGCATCCCACCAGGTACTTTCGATGACTGAGCAACCGAAGAACGGCGCAGATGCTTTTGATGCGCTCACCAATCCTGTAGATATTGAAGGCGATGAGCGAGCGCTCCCGCTTCCGAAGTTGGAAGATGAGGCAGTTGCTTTGCTGACCGCTTGCAATAGCATTCTGAATAGTCTGGCGCTGCAAGGCGTCAATATTCCGAAACGTCTGCTCACTGACCTGACTCTGTTCTGCCGCGACAATCCCGGCTTTCAGATTCCATTTCCGAAGTTGGCCACAATGGTGGTTAAAGTGAGCGCCAGTCCGGCGCCCGCCGACCAGATTCAGGCATTGGGCTATGATCTTTTCCGTGATGGTCAAGAGTTGCGCAATCTGACGGTTGATCTGGCCGTAGCTGGTCGAGCAGGGCAAGTTTCACTGCCAGCTACCCGCCGACTGCTGGAGCTGGCCGGTGAAATGGAACTGCGCACCGAGCGCCTGTATCAATTCTTCGGATGGAGTAAAATGCTGGTGAGGCAGGCTGCGCGGCAGAAGCTTGATGCAGATGCTGAGAAGCGAGGCCGATAGCCTTCACCGCATTAAAAAAGGCCCGTGAGGGCCTTTTCTTTACCTTAGATCAGCGATCGAAATAATATCCATGGCAATAAACGCTTAATGCTGCCGGACTCGTGGCATCATACGTAATTGAGCCATCGGCGGCGATAGCCATTTTTGCGTTCCAAATCTGGCCCGGGTTGATAAAGGCCATCCAGCCTGTAGCAACGTTGGTACCAGCATCGCTCGGTGTTACGCGAGCTGCAAGAGTGCCAGTGTTCTGAAATGTGCCTTCCATGGTGTGAGCCATTACCGGCGTTACGGGCCTTGTGGATACCGAAGCAATACCGGTAACGCCGGCCAGTAGGCGAAATGGCGAGGCCTGAGGATTGGCAAGCGTATAAAGGATCATCCCAAGTTGCGGACGGTGAACAAATTTGGTAACGCCAGCTACGTTGGTCGTTACGTGCAGCGCGCCAATGCATCTGCGGGCATTATTGCCGGTCATTTGCCAACCTTGGTTAGCGTACCGGACAGGAACTGTCAAAGATTGCTGAATTGTTCCGGAATCAGTCAAATACAGATAAATGAAAGAGTTAACGTCAATAACCCCCATCGGAGTAAAGGTTTGACCGGCAAACGTTACGACTCGCCCCAGTGAGGGTATATACGCACTCCCTGCATCAATGCTGATTGATGTCGAGCTTAACCAGGTCATGGTCAGCCCTTCGATGAAACCGCTGTATCCGCCGATACCCCCTTGCGGCCTGCTCAACGGGGTAGTGATTCCAGTCAGCTCAGTAATATCCGAATTCTGACCTGATTTAGCAGCCCCAATGGCAAGGCGTCCAGCCGCAGCATCGACTGCGGCAATTAGCAACTTACCAACCGCGGAAACTGTCAAAAGCCCGGCGGTTGCACTACCGGTGAAATACGGAATGCGATCAGCGGCAGGAGTCAAAACATTCAGCGCTGCCAATGCAACTGATAATGCCTGATCCAGAGGTTTCCAGTTAGCTAAGACCGCAGGGTTGTCTGTGGCTAGAATATAGGCGAGGCCGGTTTGATCAGATCGAATCGCCACATCGCCCCGCTCTGCCGTGAGTGCTAACATCGCCGCTTGCGAAGCAACCGTAAATACTTCATTAACTGCCAAGGGCGGGAGCTGGCTAACTGGTAGCTTTCCATCAGCCCCCAGAGATGCCGCACCATTGGCCACCCCCAGCGCGGCCATAGCCGCAGTTCCTAACCCTAGACCGCCGCTACCGCGCCATGCAGCGGCGGTATCAAGAGCCAAGAGCGATCGTGCAAAACTGCTCAAAGCGGTAATAGCCATTTGCTGCGCAGCGGTAAAGTAGGGCATGTTATTAGCTTGTCCTACTAGTGCTGCCAATGCAGTTAGGTTAGGTGCAATCGGCTGCTTACTCTGCAACTGATCTTCCAGATAGGTGAAGTTATTATCCACTTCCAAGTTAGTTAGTGGCGAGCCTTTGACTAAGCGAAGTACAAGTGCCATACGGCCCCCTTAGAAGTTGCTAACGTCGATAACGGTTAAATTATACATTAATTGCCATCCACCCCCAACAGCTGAGGTATCCTCCAGATCCTGCAGTAGCATAGATTTAACTAACAAAGTAGCTTCGCTAATAGCGAATGCTGTTATGTAATTTAAATTTCTCCAAACTATCACAGGAGGCGGTCTAACTTGAAAGTTGAACTGCTCGTAGGCCATCTGTGATTGTATCGCTGCAACTTTTCCAACTGGATAAGTTTTATTTACAAATATTTCGTTATCACCTAAACCTTGCGGCCTATTCTGAGCAATTACGTCAACAACGCGCATGTAGGGGCAGCGACTATCAAAAACCTTAACGCCAGTAAATTGATTTCGTACAACTATTCCATAATTAGTATTATACAAAGTCGCATAGTCAGGAGAATCGAATAGATACCACTCAACTAGCCCACTTCCTTGCGCATCGCTACGAATAAAGATTTGAAAAGTCCATACTCCATTAGCATATGTTTGACTGAATATAAAACATGGCCATATGCTGCGGAGTGCAATGCATGGGGTTGAACCTCCAGAAAATTGCAAAGTGCGCACCCCCCAGAACTCCCCTGACGCTTGGCCAATCCAAAATAGCGCCTCAGAGGTAGTGCTGGAACCTTTTGCTCTTAGTGCAAAATTTTGATACTGCCCATCTATAACCAAATTGCCATTTGGCGTTCTGATTCGCGCACCATAGTCTGCCATCAATAAACCCCATACATAATTGTTACAGTCCTACCTGAGGTCCATGATATAGTTCTACCGGAAAGTGTTATTGTCGCCGGTGGGGTATTGAAGCCTGAAGCAGTAGTCAGCGCAATGAAAAACACAGTACCCTCTAAACTATCAGGTACATAAAATGAACCGCCCGGCGCACCGCAGTTAATCATGCCTACCGTTCGACTAATTCGATCCGTATACCGTTGTATGATTTGATTGGTATTAGGATCGCGAATTTCAATACCATACTCTGCCATTATGCAATCTGCCCGACCTTAACAACCTGAACACCAGTCTCTGCAATAACACCCAATCCAGTGGTATCAAGCAAACTACCGGCAACCCCGGCGCCGCCCTTAATCCGAACCTGACCGGTTTGGAAGTTAATGATTGTCAGCGGCGTGCCATTATTATCTGTGGCCACAGACTGCAATGTTGCCCCAATCAGCGCATTTGTGATAGTGGCCTTTTGTACATAAAGCGAACGAATAAAGATGTCGTCGCCATCGGCAATGAACGGGGCGCTGATAGCGCTGTTTAGACTACCAGGGCGAACAAGCGCAAATCGATCAACTGCAAAGATGGCTTCGGAAACTAGTTCACCTGCCGGATTCGGCGTTACACCAACTGCCATACCTGCGGTGACAATTCTACCGTCTGGACGCTTGACCTGCGCACGCAACGAGATTGCCGCCGACATTTCGGTTTTGATTTGCGCAATCTCAGTTGCTGAACCTGCGGCTGAATCAATCTCAGCCCTCAATAGCGCAGTGAGTTGTGATCTACCGATAGAGTCCTCAAGATAATCGATCAAGATCGCAGGATCGTTAATGGTAGTGGTAGTGATCGGCTCTTGATTATTGAACCATGGGCCAATTCGACCAGCCGTATCTATACCGCGAATCCAGTAGAATACGCGCTGCCCACGCGACAGTCCTGTGTGGGTGTATGTTGCCGCCGGAAATGGTAGATCAATCAAGCGGGTGGCATTACCGAGAACATTATTGTCACTGCGGTAAATTTCAACCGACTGAATAATACTCAAACTCTCTGGCGCAACGCTCCAATCCAGCTTAATACCCATCATCTCGCCAGTTGCGGTAAACGCAGAGATTATAGGCAGCGGCAGGCTCGTGGCGATGATATCGCCTTCCCAAGTGGCCCATGGGCCGGGGATGGCGCCAATCGCTCTCACGCGAGCGAACCAATGCCCGGTGCTGAGATAGGTAAACATAAATGGGTCAGATGAAGTTCCAATGGCCTGCCAGTTGCCGAACTCGCTTTTGCACTCAAACTCGTAATATACTGCGCCGATTGCAGGGGTTGCTATAATTTGCTGCTTACCGATCGTGGTGGTGAGTTCCAAAGTCACTTTGCCGATGATCGGGCCAACAATCAACCCCGGCAAGTCAGAAGTTGGTGGCGGTAAAGGAACATCGCCACCTTGATCTGCAATATGCACGCTGTCCACATAATCACAGCAGGTCAAAGCAACTTCGCCTTTATTGTTCGGCTTTGCAGCAAGCACTACAAGTCGGGCGGTTTGGCGCGATGACGGACCAAAGACATATTGAGTCAGATCGGTTTTGACGCCATCGCTGATAAAGATTGCGGCCAGAGTCGCAGGGCTTGCCGATACGATCGCAGAGTTTACGCCCGGAGTTTGGTTTGGATCAGGCAGAATAGTATACGGGCCATCTTGCCGACCGTTCTTTTTGCGGAACGCGATTTGATAGGTCACAGGCAGGCCAAAGTTATTAAATGGCTCAGTCGTAACGATCTTACCAGTAGTTCGGTTAAGGCTGATAACTTTGCCTGATTGGCCCCATGCAGGTACATCATGGGAAACATGAATAAGGTCGCCAAACTGTAGCAGTAGCCCTTCCATTTCGGTACTGAAACTATAGCGCCCGCGCTGGTCTCGGTTGACTGCAGCACGGTACATGCCTTCTCGCCATGCCTGAGCACCTTTTGTGCATCCAAACAGAGTCAGATTATATGGATTGTTCTTGGTAGAGTTTGGCAGAATTGCAGTGACCGGAGTATCTTGCCATACTTCATCATCATAGTATTCAACCACCACGTGATCTGGAGTCTGGCTGGTACCCAACTTATAAGATGTTTTAAAACTATTCTCAAGAATGTTTGCAGGCGTAAAAATCTGCGCAGGGATGCTCTTAGGTTCATCTCGAACGATGTCCATCATGCCTGCATAATAAACCGGCATGGCCCGGCCCACTGCGGCGATCTGGGTGAGCGCTGACCACATGGTGATGGTGCTATCGAATACTCCGTTGAACTCGTCACCGCGAGCGGCCCAAACTTGAGCCAGTCGGTAAAGCTCGACAATGTTGATCTTGTCGGTGCCCCAGCCTGAACCGTAGTCGCTGTTACGCAAAGCATCTGCGTAGGCCCAAGCTGGGTTTTTGGTAGGGACTTCCGGCCCCCATCCATTTACCGGGTCCCATGTTGGCAACATGCGCGTAGAAATGACGTTGATTTTCCGCGAAGTTGAAGAATTCAGATTGTTGGTAGCTTTGATGACCGTTGCAAGCATAGTCACGTTACCATAGGTGCGAGCAGACACACCATAGCCGCGCAAACCCATCCAGATAAGCTTGTTGACAACTTGAGGGTCTGAACTCCAAGTGGTAGTCCGCGCTGCCCTGACCTGATAGCGCGCAGATGGTACCGGAACTTTATAGCTGAGCATCTGCGCAGTCTGCGTTGCAAAGGTCAGCGTTTCGCTCAATAGGGGAATCCAATCACCAACCGGATTATTAGATTGGTCAATCAACCGCGCCTGTGCAAAAAATGCAACAGTGGACGCATGGATATTGCCTTTTTTGTCAAGAGTGAATGCACCTTGTGGCAATTGAATATCGATACCGATAAAGTTTACATTCACACCGGGCGGCGAAGTAGTGAAGGGGCCAAGCACTGCATAATCGACCTGGTTAGGGCCGAGCATTTCTAGGCCTTGAACCGCTTCCGAAGTAACTACGTTATCAGGAAATAGCGTAACGGTACCGCCCGGTTGAACTACTTCATATTCAATTTCACCATACGAGCTGAAATTGCTGTCTTCGATTTGAAGCGCTTCAATGGATAGACGGCCCTGCCCCAAGCAGAAAAGCTGATATACATATGTCTGGTTCGAATTATTCTCGGTGTATGGTTGCGCAGCAAAAGCCGGGAAGGTTCGCATGCGCCCGTATTGAACCGGTATCGCTTCCATCAAGCGTGCGGAGTTACCTTGCGCGCTAATGCTGTAGGTAGGGCTGGCACCCTCCCGGTCAGTCTGGGACGATGGAACTTCAGGTTGCGGGATCAGCGTGCTAATCAAGCCCATGGCTGCGCCTGCCGCAGCGCCCCACATTAAAGCTACGCCGAGGGTCGCACCGCCAGTAAATACGGCAGCAGCAACCATTACAACAGTGATCAGGATGACGCCAATATTTGAGCCGCCCCCGCCCCCTTGCGGCAAGGTCCATACGGCCATAAAATCGTTCTCACCCACAATAGTGTTCCAGTCCTTTTGTAGAACTGCTTTGCCATTGACAGTGACGTAAAAAAAGCCTTGGCGCTTGATGCCTTCGATGCTGGTAGTGATATATCCAGCATCGAACAGATGATCAGAAATAGTTCGGCCCAGATCGATAGGTACGAGTTTACGGCTCAGCATTGGGCGAAACGGATCGTCGATGGTTGCCATTACGGCCGAAGGTAAAGTCATTTCGATACTCGATAATAAGTCGTTCTGCCAAAGCCAAGTGCCCGAAGTCTAGGCAACCGAGTCCAAATAATACCAGCATCTTCCATGGCATGAAGAACGCCACCACCATCCAGATCGAGATAAATGCCAACATGTGGCCACATGCCGCCGCGAAGTAAAACGCAGTCCCCATGCTGGGGCACTTCTACATGCACCCAATCACCAGAGGCGGTTTTATCTTTGAACAGGGCTAGGCATGCTTCCTCATCGCCGATAGGGGCTAGGGGCATTTCTACGCCGAAGTATTCCTTTTGTAAATGGCGCAGCAGATGCCAGCAATCGTAGGCATCTGGGCCTTCGCCACCAGGCTTATGGGGGATTCCGATATATGGAATAATCTGGTCAATATTCATCGGCGAAGACCCGGAAAGCGTTCGGTAGTGAATTTTTCGAATGGGAATGCTCGGTTGTGGATATCTTCAAGCGTGGCGGTGCCGGTTGCTTGAAACACATCGACATCAACCTCTGACATTTCCATCACGATTGGTGGATTCATTTGAGGGGCTGACGGATCGCTGGAAAGGTATGGGCGATAAGTCACTTTAATAGGAACTAAGCTTTGTTTTGCCTGCTCCAAGTTTCGGGTGATTTCACGACTTACGTTTGCAATGCCGAGTTGTATACTAGGAGTGCCACCGTCTTCGGTGAACTCAGGAAGAGTGACGCTGAACTGACACCCTAGAAACTTAACGTAAGTTCCGCCGCCAAGAATTGCGCCCGGTTCTAGTCGCAGCATCCAATCTTGATAGCCGAAGACGACGCGGACTGCGGTAGGCCGTCCGAGGTCATCTAAAAACGCAGGATGATAGAGTTCGATTGTGTCAAGAGTGACGACATCGGCTGGCGCGCTGGCGTAGGCTTCGCTGATTGCTTCAGTGTAGCTCATGTATAACCCCTCAATTAGGAGTTGATCATAGCAATACACTCATCCTTGTATCA